ATGGGCGTCCGGCCCGCGTGCAGGGCCTCCAACTGAGTGTTGCGCACGCAGGCCACGGCCATCACTCTGGCAAGCTGGGCTGCTATACGATCTTCGTCTTCAGGGCGCATGACCCAAGCTTACGCCGCAGGATGCGTGCCCTACCAGAACTCATTGCGATGCTTCAGAAGCTCAGCGTGACGGTCTTGGGCGCGCCCCGCCCGACGAGGGCGGAGAGCTGGAAGATGCGGATGTCGAGGCTGTCGCCGGGCCCGAGCGGCGCGCCCCAGTCGGCACTCTGCCGGGCGGCGGTGTAGAGTGCGCTGGTGGTGGCGGTGCTCAGAACCCGCTTTACCGTGGCGCCCTCCAGGATCTCGACCTCGTAGGCTTCCAGTTCCTCGCCGAGCGGCACCTCGAGCCCGCCCCAGCTGTCGGCCGCGAGTGCGCGCGACCTCCGCGTCCAGTGGATCGTCAGATCGCCGGGAACGCGTGGCCTGCGCCATGGCTGCTCGACATGCGCGACGGAGAACGGCCGCAGCCCGACACCCTCGGGCGCGAAGGTCTGCGCCACATAGGTCTCGTCGCTGACCGGGCGGCTCGCGGGGCCAATGCGCCAGTTCCACGTGATGCCGAGATCGGCCTCGGCGATGGGCAGTGACGCAAGCGCGGTGTCCAGCATGACGACCCGCGCGCCCGCAGGCGTCGGGTTCCCCATGGTGCTTTCAGTACCCCGCTGACCGCGCAGGAGCTTGGTCAGCCGATACCGACCGGGCGCCAGAAGTTCGGCCGCGCCCGCTTGGACGATCTCCCAGACGCCGGGCGCACTCTCGATGGCCAGCGCGTTAGCCCCGCCGAAGAGCGTCAGGTCGTTGACACTCTCCAGTGTGCCGGTCAGCAGATCGACCACCAGCGCGTTTCCGAGGTCGAAGCGCGACGTCGGTCCCGCGAAGAAGTCGGAGACCAGCGTGCCGAGCCGAGCCCGCGTTCCGAAGGTGGTCAGCAACTCGAACCCATCCGTCGAAGGACTGCGAAACACCGCCATCTCGCCCGGCCACGGCACGGCATGCGCCGCGACCAGCGGCCGATGCGCGGGCCGGTCCTCGGTCAGCTGCGGCAGGTCCATCAGCACCGTATCCGGCGCGCCGAACACAACGGCCCGTGTGAGCGACGCCGCGCGGGGATCGCCGGGCGGCAGGTCGTAGGTCGCCCGGTCCTGGCGAACCGCCTCGATCCCGCGCGCCTCGGCGTCGGCGATGGAGACGAGCCGCAGATCGACCAGCCGCCCGTCATGCTCCAGCCGGATCGCATCGGCCGGATCGAGCGCGAGCCGCGAGGGCGGCAGACGGAACGCCGCCGTCTCACGCCCCACCCACGCCTCCATCAGCGCGCGGCGACAGCGGCGCTCGGCCTCCTCGGGCGGCACCGCCATCGGGAAGGACTCCGAGGCGATGCGCGTGGTGTCCACGGTGATGCGCCGCGCCTCGACGAGGGCGGCGTCGTAATCCTCGTCGGCACGGGCGACTTGCCACTTCAGCGCCTGTGGCAGTTCGGTCTCCTGGCCGCGCGTCAGTTCCAGCACATCGCCGTCACGGGCGGCCACGAGATCGTCGGGGGCGAGAGTGGCGACGGAGGCCCGGCCGCGCATGACGAAGCGGATCACCCCCTCGGTCTCCACAGCATCGAAGCCGAAATGCCGCGACAGCGTGGTGATCGAGGCCCGCGGGCTTTCCAGCGCGGTGATGGCGTAGCCCTCGACCGCGCCCCAGAGGCCGGAGACGTCGATCCTCGACTCGGGCATCCCGGCCCGCAGGCAGAGGTGCCGGACGAGTGCGGCCAGCGATACCGCCCCCAGCCGCCCCGTCAGCCAGTGGCCGAGCCGCCAGTTCGCCCCGTCAGTCCAGACGTCGGTCAGCGCCGGAAAGAACGGGTACGGTCGCGTGTCCCAGGTCCAGGCGGCGCATTCGGGGACGTGCACCATCCGGCCGCCGTAGACCGAGGACAGCGGGTTGTTCGCGGCCTCGCCCCACCAGAGATACGTCGCCTCGAGATAGGCCCGCTGGATCGCGTCGTCGCGCCAGCCGCGGGAGAAATGCGGCGTGAAGCTCTCCGACGATTTCGGGTCGAAGAAGACGTTCGGCTGGTTGGTGCCCCGGTCGATGGCGGGACAGCCGAGCTCGGTGAACCAGATCGGCTTGGACTGCGGCGCCCAAGCCGTCGGCGTCCCGCTTTCCACGCCGCCCGGACGGTCGTAATGCGCGTTCGACCACCAGGCGCGCAGATCCTTGTAGCGAAAGACCCATGGCTTGCTGGCTGCCCCGTCTGTGATCGGCGTCCGCACCTGCGCACTTCGGTCGGCGGCGCTGGCGTAGAACCAGTCGAAGCCTTCGCCGCCCGCGATGTTCGCCTGCAGATAGGCCCGGTCGTAGATCGCGGGCCAGCCCTCCAAGGCATCCGCATGCTCGAATCCGTCCCGCCAGTCGGAGAGCGGCATGTAGTTGTCGACCCCGACGAAATCGATCTCCGGATCAGCCCAGAGCGGATCAAGGTGGAAGAACACGTCGCCGCTGCCGTCGCCCGGCTGGTGCCCGAAATACTCCGACCAGTCGGCCGCATATCCGATCTTCGTCTCGGCCCCGAGGATGGACCGCACATCAGCGAGCAGATCCCGAAAGGCCTGCACGGCCGGATAGGTGCTGGCGCCCGAGCGGATGGTGGTCAGCCCCGGCATCTCGGTCCCGATCAGGAAGGCATCGACGCCGCCCGCCGCCGCGCAGAGATGGGCGTAGTGCAGCACCATGCGGCGCAGGCCCCAGTCGCCGGACGGCCCGGTCCAGCTGACGCTCTCACCCGAGACGCTGAAGCTCGCGGGCGTGGCCGCGCCGAACAGCGCCGCCACCTGCGTGGCGGCCGTGGCGGTCTTGTCCACCGTCCCGGCGAACCCCGCGGCCGGGGAACAGGTGATCCGCCCCCGCCAGGGGAACGCGGGCTGGCCGGTCTCAGCGGCGTTGTCGGAATAGGGGTTCGGCAGCGTGTTTCCGGGCGGCACATCCATCAGGATGAAGGGATAGAAGGTGACCCGCAGCCCGCGGGCCTTCATCTCCTGGATCGCCTGCACCACGGCGAAGTCCGACGGCGTGCCGCCATAGACCGGGCGGTCCTGATCGTCGCGGCTGACGAGGAAGGCATCGGCGCGGCTGACGCCATTCACCGACCAGCTGGCGGGTGTGGTCGACTTGGCCGACACCTCGACACCGGGCCGCACCTTGCAGGAGCCCGCCCGCAGATCGTCGCCGAACCATGCCACCACGAGGCTGACGCTCTCGACCGCCGGGGCCATCGCCTGCAGCCGGACCAGCGCCTCCACCATGTCGGTGGAGTCGGCCAGCGCGTTCAGGTTCTCCGGCACCGTCGCGCCGCCATCGGTCTTCCGGATGGCCTGCGTCGCATAGGTGAACTCGCCCGAGGCCGGGATCATGGTGACGGCGCGGGTCAGCCCTTCGGCGGTGTCGGGATCGGCCAGCGGCCGGAACACCTCGAAGGACAGCTGCGGCAAGCGGTTGCCGTAGGTGGAGAGCGCCAGTTCCTCGAAGACGACGTAGGCCGTGCCGCGATAGGCGGGCGTGTTGGCGGAGCCCATCTTCGCCGCGATGAACGGATCGGCGGCCTGCGCCTCGTCGCCCGGGTACCAGCGCCAGGTGACGCCGGAGAGGTCCATCGGCTTGCCGTCGGCCCAGATGCGGCCGATGCCGGTGATCGGGCCCTCGCAGAGCGCCACGGCGAAGCTGGCGTAGTACAGATACTCGGTGGTCTTGACCTTGCCGCCCCCGCCGCCCTTGCCGCCGCCCTGCGTGGTGGTCTTGGTCTCCTCGCGGAAATCGGTCGCCCAGATGATGTTACCGCCCATCCGCATCCGGCCATAGAGCCGCGGGATGACCGCGCCCTCGGTGGCGGAGGTGATGCGCAGCGTGTCGAGCCGCGCGCCCTCGATGCGCTGAGTGGGCGCCAGCGACGAGATGATCCAGCTGTCGACCACCGAGCCGATGGTCGAGCCGATGAAACCGCCGATGGTCGCTGCGCTGACGCCAAGGATCGCGCCGCCGATCGAACCGCCAATGGCGGCGCCAGCGGCGCCGAGAACGAGGGTGGCCATGTCGGGGTCTCAGCGTTGCGGGAACAGGAAGGCGAAGGCGATGCGCCGCCGCCAGGATGGGGTGAGCGGTTCCTCGATCACACCGAGCTGCTCGTAGGCATGGAGGAAGCTGTCGGGCCCGGTCAGGATCCCGACATGCTTGGCGATGGCGCGGGGCCTCATGCGGAAGAGGACCAGCGCGCCGGAGCCGGCCTCTGTCGGTTCCACCTCGATCATCATGCGCCGTGCGCCCTCGGCCAGTACTTCGCGCGGGCCTGTCTCGCCCCAGTCGCGGCTGTAGGGCGGGATCGGGAACGGCTCTGGACCCACGACCTCGCGCCAGACGCCCCGGGCGAGCCCCAGGCAGTCGCAGCCGACCCCGCGCAGGCTGGCCTGGTCGTGGTAGGGCGTGCCGAGCCAGGAGCGCGCAATGGCGATGACGCGGGTGGGATCGGCGCAGGTCACAGCACGGCCCCCTCGTGGCCGCCATCCTTGGTGGCGTAGCGGAGGACGGCGTCCTGGCCGGGGATGTGCGGGAAGCCGCGGAAGTTGGCGGTGTTGGCGAACTTCGCGCCACAGGTCTCCATGCGCTTGTCGCAGCCAGCGCGAATGGTGAAGGCATCGCTTTCGGCAATGGACCGCACTGGCGGCTCAAGCAGGGTCAGGATCGCAACGCCGTCCGTCACGTCATGGCCCAGGACTTCGGTGCGCCGTCCCGTGTTCGCGCCGCTCGTCCAGTCAAGCGTGCCGAAGGTGAACCAGCCGGAAGCGAAGCCGCCGAGCCCCGAGGCGGTGAAGGCCCGGTCACGCAGCAGATCGATGACGGTACCCGCGCCCTTGAAGTCTGGGGCCTCCAGATCGACGCCGCAGCGCGCATCGCCGAGCGCCGCGTCGCAGGTCGCCTGGAACGTCCGCCCCACCGTCTGGCCCAGCACATGCGCGAGCGAACGGACCTCGGCGACGAAAGCGAGCCGCCCACGCCGGATCTGGCCGATGGCCCCGCGGCGCATCAGCACGCGCTGACCCGTGTCCGCCCAGTTCACCCGCCAGACCTCCACCTCGGCGTTGTCCCAGCGGCCGTCGAGGATGTCGGTCTCGGTGATCCGATCCGAGGTCAGCACGCCTTCCGCGTCCTGCGCATCGACCGACAGGTCCGATCCCGACCGGACCTCCGACGCCGTGAGCCCGCTCTCGGGCTCGAAGTCGGTGCCGTCGAAGCTCAGCGTCCGGTCGTGATCCGTGAAACCGAAGGTGATGCCGTCGGCACGCGTGATCCGCCAGCACCAGGCAAGCGTGGTCGTGCCCTCATCGAGATGGGCCTGCAGAGCGGGCGAGAGGGATTTCATCGGCAGGTTCCCGTCATGCGGTCGTCGAGATCGGCGATCCAGTCCGCCCAGTTCGGCGGCACCTCCGCGACCGTCTCGGCAGGAGGCCGTGCGAGCCGCGCCTCGGCATAGGAGGCACAGCCCGCATCACCAGCGCCCATCGTTGCGGCGCAGCCGCTCAGCAGGATCGCCAGCGTCGCGACCATCGCGAACCGCATCCCGCCCGCGCTCGACGCGCTCATTCTTGTCTTCGATCGCATCGCGTTCCGCCTCCCGTTTACCTGCGCGCTCCCCTTCCGCGCGCCCCCAGACCCGTCCGAGGACGACGCCGCCGACCGCGCCCAGAGCTGCGAGCAGCCAGATCAGGACATCAGCCATCGTCCCGCTCCCCGCGCGCGGCGGCGACGCAGAGGGCGACGACGAAGACGCCGAGGCAGCCGCCCACGACCAGACCGGCGATGAGCTCAAGCATCGCCGCGGAACCCGCGCTCGATCCGGTCGCGCAGGCCGATGAGGCCCAACCCGAGGAACATCAGCCCGGCCGGCGAGGCATCGCCCGAGCCGGCCAGCAGCGCAACGAGACGGGACAGCTCGCCGAGCGAACCTGTGGCGGGCAGCGCAAGAGACGCGATGCCGGTGAGCATGGCGAGCAGTCCCGCCCACCAGGTCATGGAATTGGGTCGAACGTAGCGCATGGGGATCAGGCCCTCCGGATCAGCGTGGAGAAGAAGGCGGCCAGCCGGGCGAGCCAGCCGGTCGGCGCTGTGGTTGAAGGGGCGAGGCCCGGAGGCGTCAGCGACGGCCCGCGGGCCAAGGCCAGAGCCTCATCCTCGGTCAGGCGACGGACCGGCCGCGAGAAGTCCACGCGGCCCGTTCGATCCACGGACCAGACCGGGATCGTGCCGCCGGGATATCGGCCATGGCGGAATAGGTCGCGCTCCGCTTCCCGGCGCGGGATGATCGAGGCCGGTCGCCGCCAGTTCAGAAACGCGCCGGCGGCTGCAACGCGATTTCCGGCATTGAGGTGCCGGGTCAGCGCAGCCTTGGCGATGCCGCCGGTGTTGTAGTGGAACGACACCAGCGCATCGAACTCGTGCGGCGCCAGCGGGACCTTTATCGCGCGCAGGACGGCGGCCTCGTAGCGCGCGAGGTCAGCGCGGAAGACCCGGAACGCTTCGCGGATCCCGCCATCGAGATCGGCGGGCATGCCGCGCGGCATGGTGCCGGGATCGGGCGGTCCGGCCGCGGCCGTGTGGCCGATGCCGAAGGTCCAGACCTGTTTCACATCGAGATAGGGTCCGGGCACGAGTCCTTCGTGCCGGACGAGGGCCAGAAGGCCCCGGTCAGTCATGTGCATGGGATTACCGGAGGAGCGAGAGGACCAGGATCAGCACCGCGACTGCGAGACCGATGCGCAGGCGATGGGCGAAGGCCTGCCGAGGGTCGGCCGGGTCGCAGCGGAGGGAGCGCGCGAGGCGGAGAAGCTCATTCATCGCCGTCGCCCTGCTTGGCGCGGCGGAGGCGGGCCAGCAGCATTTCAATGAAGGCAGGACCGAAGACGCCGACGAGATAGGCGGCCGAGCCTGCCGCCCCGCCCGCAGGGATCGCCTCGGGCGGCAGACCCATCCAGCTCGTGATCACGGCCATGGAGAGGCTGCCCATCCCCGCCGCGATCAGCCCGCCGAGCAGGATGTGCCGCAGCGCGTCGCGCAGTCGCATCTTCGTGGTCAGCGCGTTCGTGGCGCCGCCGAGCGCGCCCCAGGCGGCGAGGATCACCGCCGTAGACGTGGCGAGTTCCTTTAGAACCGCAGCGATAAAGCGGGTTTCGTCGTTCATCGGCGCAGTTCCAGAAGCGGAATGGAGGTGATCGAGCCGAGCCGCTCGAGGTCGAGCGTTACGTCGAGCGCGTCGGTGTCGAAGCGGACCGGCACGTCGAAATTGAAGCCGGCTGTAATTGCGACACCAGCGCCCGGTGCCGCGCTGAAGGTGACGACGCCAGTCGTGGCGTCGACCGACCAGCCGGAAGGCTGCTCGACCCCGCCAAGCGCGATGCGCACGGTTTCGGTCACCGGCTTGGCGATGGTACGCGTCCAGGATTGCGCGCCCGAGGCGTAGCGCTTCACCAGCTGGAAAGCGGTGGTCGTGCCATCCCCGGTGCCGATCGCCTGGTCGGTGGGCAATGGCGTCTGGGACGGCAGGCACGATTTGAAATCGGCCCAGTCCTTGAAACGGAAGCCATGCAGGCGGCCGTTTCGCGCCTCGAAGAAGGCGACCACCGCCGCCAGATCGTCCGCGCGGCGGATGCCGTAGGCGACGTCGTAGCGGCGGCGCGAGTTGGCCCAGATGGCGTTGCGCTCCTCGTCACCCGAGGCGAGCTCCACGATCTGCGTGCGCCGCTCCGGCCCGCCCCGCGCACCCCGGCTGATGTTGTCGGGAAACCGGACCTCGTGAAACGCCATCAAGTTTCTCCCTCGTTCGTGCTCTGGCCCCCGCAACCGGTTCCCACTTGCGGGGTCGCACTCACATGCCCCTCCGCCCGAGCGACACGGCGCGGGCAATGTCGGCGGCGACCTGTGTGCGGGATTGCCGGAAACTCTCGGCGTCACGCGCCATGATGGTGACGTTGACCCCGCCCGCGCCGTAGCTCTGCGCCTCCCGCCGCGACAGCACCCGCTCGCCGCGCTGCAGGATCGCCGGAACCTCGTCGTGGCGCAGCCCGGCCATGCCGCCGGAATGCATCCGCGGCGCGGCGGCGAAAGCCATGGCCGGGACCATGCGCGAGGGCCCCGCGGACCCCACTATCCCGCCCGCATGCAGGACGTTGGCGTAGGTGAGCGGGGACCGTGGCCCCAGTGGGGCCGCGTAAGCCCCGCGAACGCCCGCCCCGGCAAACACGCCGGAGAGTGCATTGGCGATCGGCCCGAGGATGAACCGCCGCGCCGCCAGCTGGGCGAGATCGGCCAGCAGCGACGTGACCAGATCGCGAAAGTTCAGCTTGCCGGTCTTCACGAAGTTGCCCACGGCCGTCTCGGCCGACTGGAAGGCCCCGACGAGGCTCTGGCCGATGTCGCTACCGATGTTGCGCGCCTTGCTGGCGTAGTCGGACAGCGCGGCGGTGACGGCCTGCCAACCGGTGACGGCAGCCTCCGTCGCGGGCTCCGCCGCAGCGGCGGCGGCTCCGGCCGCCGCACCGGCACCCGTGGCCGCGCGACCTGCATCTCCGAGCGCCGTCTCCAGCCGCTCGGCAGCACCAGTGGCCTCGGTCAGCCCATCGGCACTGGCCTCGTCGGTGCCGCGCACGGCATCGCGAAGCGCCTGCCAGCTTTCGAGGGGCGCGCGGGCCCCCTCGGCCAGATCGCGCGCGGCGCCGCGGTAGACATTCGCCGACTCGAGCGCGCGGGCGGCCGCCTCGGTCAGCCCGAGATCGGGCGCGGTGAGCGGGTTGTCCTCGAAGGCCCGGTCGAAGGCCGCCTGCGCCGCTGTCGTGGCAGCACTGGCCGCACCCTCGAAGCGGTTCTCGATCTCGCCGAGGTCGAGGTCCGGCACCAACGAGATGCGCCGCTCCGACCCGAGAGCTTCGAGCCCCTGGTTGATGCCGCCGATGAAGCCGTTGATGCGGGAGACCACGCCGTTCAGCATCGCCTCGACGCCGTCGACCAGGCTGTTGGCCGCCTGGAACGCCAGATCGCCGATGGCGGCGGGCAGCAGGCCCCAGATCGCCTTGATCGCCTCGTAGGCGCCTACGAAGGTGTTCGCGGCGGTGTTGCCAAAAGCCACGACGCTCTCGATGGCGCTCTGCATGCCCGAGGCTGCGTCCGCCTTC